ATCAAAAAAGCACAGTCGCTTGGAATTTCATGAAACAAACAAATTTACGACTTACAAAAAAACAGGAAGAAAAACTTGTTAAATACGCACTCGAAAGAGTTGAACAGTTAAAGGAAGATAATAGGGAGCGTATTGAGAACGATAAGACTTCATGGAAAATGTATCACAACGATCGTACAGATCGGGTAGGGTACGACGGGATATTTAACCACTCTAATCTTTCGGTTCCTATGACCAGTCTTGTGGTTGATCACTTCATGGCTCGTGCTGAGGATGAGATCACTGGAACATCTCCATATTTTAAATTCGAAGCTCAGGGAGCTGGAGATATTGATATGGCTGAGACATACGATAAATACTTCAACTGGAAAATTGAGGATCAGGCAAATACCAGAGAAAGACTGGAAGAATCATACCTTCATTTATTTATCCAAAGAGCCCTAGTCCTGAAAGCTGTGTACGAAGAAGATGTATCTACATGGTACGATTACGAAAGAAATGGACTCTTTAATTTACAGACTCAGGAGTTTGAACAGATCCCAGGCCAAGGACCAATAATTGAAGGCGAGGACCAGTTCATTCCAGAACTCAACCCAATGACCGGAGACTCAGAACTTCGACTTGCGTCTGATCCCAGTTTCCAAATGATTCCGGGAGTACACGAATTCCAACCACTTCCGGAAGGAGTCCCAACTCAAATGGTAAAGTACAAAGGCCCAAGGTCGGAGGTTGTAGATTCTGACCGTTTTCTTTGCCCATCAGATGCCGAATCTATTCAGGATGCTGACATCGTTGTTGAAATGTATGACAAGGATTTGCGCTGGGCTAGAGAAATGTTTCTTGATCGTGATTGGTTAAGCTTTGCTGATTTTTACAACATGGTTAACAAGGATGCGAATCCAAGAAGTCCGATTGAAAAGAATGAGGAGAGAAAAGAAAACCTGGACTTTGATTCAGATGAAAACCCAAGTATTCAAATCCTTGAATGTTGGATGAAGAGAGATGTCCTAGGAACCGGACAACCACAAGAATTTTGTATATTCATAGATCCAGAAACTGAGAAACCAATCTTTTATGAATTCGTTGCAAAACTGACTCCTGATAATCATATTCCATATACCGTAGTATCAATCGGTAAAGAACGTAATAAATGGTGTGGTCGTAGTCTTCCCGAAAGAATTCGTTCTTTTCAGGAATATGTTGATAAACAATTTAATTCTCAGAGCTATCGTAATGAACTCGCTGCGAATCCAATTATTGGTGTCAATCCGCAGGCCGTAGAAGATGAGCCTGAGGATGTGGAATTACATGCTGGAAAAATATTTGAATTGAAAGACCAGTACAGCATTGATGACTTCATGAATTTCGCTGCGGTTCCTAATGTTGATGTGCGAACTCAGGAATTGATTGATTTTGTATTTGGAATTGTTCAGCTATGGCTTGGTGTTTCCAACATGGCTCAGGGAGATTATCAGGCACTAGCTCCTGCAAATACTGCGACTGGGGTTGAAGCAACACTGCGTGAAGCGTCTAAAATTGGTCGTCGATGGATGCGTAGAATTGTTCGTGGATTTGAGGATCACTTGACTAAACTTGTACAGGTCTCAATGGCTACCATTGATGAAGAAGAAGTCTTTGAATACATGGAAGGAGATGTTCGAGCCTTTGGTGTCATGTCTCCTGAAGCGATTAAAGATATTGGAATTAATGTTCGAGTCATACTGTCTCAGGATCAAGGCCAAAGGGCTATAGAGAAAGCAAACTTAGCATTACAAACTCAGGATCGCTATTTTCAATCACCTCCAGAAATGCGTCCATTTATTCGTCCTATGCTTAAACGCATTCTTGATGCGATGGGATTTGAAAAGACTGATGAATTACTTCCACCTGAAGCTCCAGCAGACCCAAAAACAGAAGCAGAAATCGCTAAAATGCTTGGTGACAATGCGGCGTCTCAGGGGGAGAGTCCAGAACCAACCGATGGCGTTCAGGCAGCAACTGCTGGTATGGGTAATAGTAACCCACAAGGCATGAATCAATACCAAGGATAATTATCTATGAAAAAGTACACACACGCAAAAGAAAGCACCAAACCACTTAGCACGAAACAACAAAAAGCTTTAGATATTAGAAAAGCATCTGATGAAGCTGGTTCTTTAGTAGTAACTGTTGAACGTCAGTTTGGATTTTTCACACCTAAATTTGGTGGAGCTTGGGGTTCTTCTTACAACCGAGTAACGGGAGCGATCAGCAAAAACTACCGAGCTAACGCTGTCGCATAAATAATGCGCAAGTACCGCAATGGTAAGCAATCTCGTGAACCGAGGCAGCTTTCAAAATACTCTCCTGAATATATTCAGTATCGGGAAAATCGCGGCGGTTATTCTGTTAAAGTCGGATTGTGCGATATAACGGGTGATGGAGATGCGGATACTATATCTGTTGCTTGGAGAAACCCAGCCAATGGTAAGGTAGAAAACTGTACAGTCAGTATTCCTCAGGCTCAGGTTCCAGCCAATGGCCCAAGCTCTTTGGCCGCAAGCGAGCAGGCTCCGGTCTTAGGCCCAACCTCTTTAGCCGCAAGCGAACAGATTGCTGTACCAAATTCTGGCCCGTCAAACCTATCCGCAAGCGAAAGTGTTCCAGCCAGCGGCCCGAGCAGTTTAGCTGCGATTGAAGAATCTCTATCCTTATCTTTTTCACCGGTTGGGTCACCCACTACAGAATCCGGCTATGTAGACAGTTCAAGTCGATCCTGGTTTTCTCAATATGACACGGTTGAGGGGTATGTTATTGATGTAGACAGTTCTGGCGGTGCGGTACTCACACTACCGGATGGTATAACAACTGTAACACTTACGGATGCAACCTCATTCTCCCTACCAACAACAGACTCAACTTCTGGTTGGGTTGTAGGAAATATTATACACTACAATTACTTAGGTACAGGTATGTGGGTGTACTCGGATGTGCAAGTAGCTTCTTTTGATCTAAGCCAAATATAATGTCCGACCTAGTAGTATTCGATCAGCTTGCTGATATTAAAAAATTAACGACCGATGAATCTTTTCTCCATCTTGAAAAACGTTTTCAAAAGGAAAGAGCAAGATACCTCGCACGCATGCTTGACCGGGAGACAACGCCCGAAGAGACTATACAGACAAAAGCAATCATTAACGCTCTTGAAAGCCTATCGCCGATGGCTCTTGCGGAAAAAGTCCTCAAGATTGAAGTAAAAAATCGTAAGGTATCCCACCCTGAGATGTTTAAAATCAAGAGACCCGCAACCGGTTGATACGCTTACTTTTTACATCCATCCTATAATCATATTTTAACCACAAACTTTTAAAAATAATGGCAAATATAAACTTATCTTGGACTGACCCAGCCGCTGCAGGTGACATCGATTATATCTGTGTTCACAGATTTGACACTGACCAATCAGCAACATATGCGGACGGATCTTTGGACGCAACCGAAGCGGCTGCTTTTGCAGCTGCAACTTCTACAATTGTTAATGTATCTGACGCAACTTACACCTACAATACTGCGGGTGGAGCAAAAACTTTTGCGGATTCAGTAACAAACGGTGGAACTTATACATACGGTGTATTCTCCAAAAACGGTGCTGGTTACGGTCCTGGCGAAGCAGTCACTATCTCAGTATAAAGGTAACATCTCATGCCCCTCGTACCACGCTGGGGCTCGGTAGTAACCACGGTTCCTCCAGCCGAGCCAGGGGTTGACAACCCACAACCTGTAACCCTCGAGCTCAGGCCGTTACCTATTGACCAAACACCTAAGGCCGAAAGCCTTGGGTCGAAGGCTGGGGATCCGGTACCTATTAAAGCATGAGCAATACCCGACTATATAAGAATGGTAAAGAGCCTAGTAATCCGAAGAGTTTAACTCGTCGGGATATAGTTCGGGACGCTTCTAAATTTAAAACCGTTGAACGCGAGCATGATCCATTAAGACGATTTGGTGGTTCTATAGGCGGGGGTTACATAGATACGGATGGCGATGGGTTACCTGATAAAATTGTAAGAGTTACTCGTGGTGGTTCTCTTGGTATATCCAAGCATCCCGAAATTCCTGCATCCGTAGATCCTCCCGTTTCTGGCCCATCAGGACTGACCGCAGCTTCATTGCAACCGCCAGCGTTCGGCCCGAATGGTTTAACCGCAACTGAAAGCGTTCCAGCATCCGGCCCGAATGGATTAACCGCAGGCGAAAATGTACCACTATCTGGGCCTTCAAATCTAACCGCAAATGTAAGTATTCCAGCCTCCGGCCCGAATGGATTAACCGCATCCGAAAGCGTTCCAGCCTCTGGCCCGAATGGATTAACCGCAAGCGAGAGTGTCCCAACCTCCGGCCCGAATGGATTAACCGCTGGCGGGGTTGTACCGGTTTCTGGTCCGAGCAATCTATCTGCATCCGAAAGCGTTCCAGCATCTGGGCCGAATGGATTAACCGCGAGCGAGAGTGTTCCAGCATCCGGCCCAAGCAGTTTATCTGCAACAGAAAGCGTTCCAGCATCGGGGCCATCTAGCTTAAGTGCTGTAAAATTAACACTGAACATAGCACCACTTTCAACCGATCAGGATGCACTTGTTGCAACTACCCCTGCGACTGGAACCATTAAATACAGCTCCGATGTGGACCGGTTATTTGTTTACGACGGAACTGACTGGCACAATTTTAAATAATGGGGGATATTAAAGTATTCAACAGCGCCGGTCTTAATGACAGTGAGGACACAGTTACCAGCCTTGGTGGTGTAGTTGGTCGAGTAAAAGATTTATTTTTATCAAAAACAGAAGCCGAGGTCATTGAGCAGAAGGTAGAAGTAAATGCTCAAAATGTTACACAGGTCGTCGAGGACGCACCGGTCAGCTTAAATACTTTTAAAGAAATCGCTGATAATCTGGATCTTAACGAATTTTATGCGGCATTGGACGAGTAAAAATAAAAATTCGGGCAACCGATTGAAACAATTTCAAGAATGTAGGATTATCGTCTTACCACATCATATTAACAAACACTTTTAAAAGACATGGCGAGTATTTTACAACAAATCGGGTCTTCGGTTGGAGAGAAATTAAATGAAAAGCTAAATCTTTCTGGGGGTACAGTAACTGGATCATTAGTTATTCCTGCACCATCATCGGAAAGCGAAGCTGCACAAAAGGCCCAGGTATCAGCCTTAGAACTTTCTATTGGGAGTTATGCAACTTTTGTTGCAACTATTGCTGATGTCACCGTAACTTATTCTGATACTGCTGCAAATATTACCGCAATTACCGACGCGCCTAATGGAGCAATCGGAGTGGCAAATGATACCAGTGTAATTTATGTATCCGACGGAGGAGTTTGGAGCGTAAGCACAATTGATACTGTCCAAGCTGATTCTCTCGCAGCATCCTCAACCCTTAATATTTCTGACGATACAGAATCAAACATCCGGTTACGCGAAGGAGATGCTACTGGTACTTTGATGTACGGAACGGATACCGACAAGCTATACATCTTTGACGGGTCCGATTGGCACGAATATCAACCAGCAGCATAATACTTTAGAATGAGCGACATTAATACATATGCGAATCAGGCAGCAATCGATGCATTGACTCCAATTGCTGGAGATCTGGTGGTTAATCGCGAGACCAACGCTCTGCATCTTTGCACCAATGCAACTGACCCAGTCTGGAAGATTTTCACAAATGACAGCACATCTAGCGGATATATTGAAATCGATCTATTTGGTGCAGAAGCAACAATCCTTGCGGATACCACCCAAGCAATTGGAACTGCCGCATTATCGGACGAAGGAAATATTTTAATACGGAATGGATCCGCGTGGTACCTCTTTAATTTTGACAACTAATATAACAATAAATCTATGAGCACATTTGAAGTAAAAACTCAGGCCGAGATCGATGCCCTAAGCCTCGATACAAGCGCAAAAGGCCGTGCATATTTTAACGATACCAACAATTCTATTGTCGCGTGGGACGGATCTGCTTGGCGATCTTGGGAGAATGACGGAAGTTTTAGTTCAGGTTCATTCCCAAGTAATAGTTACAGTGCTTCGTTTGATGGAACGGACGATTATATATCTATAGCAGACTCAGACAGTCTTAGCTTCGGTGACGGATCAAGCGATAGTCCGTTTAGTATTACTGCTTGGATTAAACCTGACACCTCTGTTAGCGGATTTAGAATAGTAAGTAAATCAGACGCTAGTAATGCAGAGTATGTATTTTCTACAGACGGGAGTGGTAATCTTAGAGTGTGGATATGCGATAGTACATTCTCTAACGCTATCGGTCAAAAAACAACAGGAGGTTTAACTGCTGATACTTGGCAACATGTAGCTATGACTTACAGCGGTTCGGGAGCTTCTTCAGGAATAAAACTTTATATAAATAACGCAGCTGCATCTCTTACTGATTCTTCATCAGGCTCTTATACAGCTATGGAAAATCATTCAATGGCAGTAGATATTGGGAGATTAGTTTTATCAGGCGGTACAAGTTACGCTGATGGGCATATGGATGATGTGGCAATTATAGATAAAGAGCTATCCACTACAGAACTTTCAAGTATTTATAACAGCAATATCTACCCAGTTGAAACTGTAAGCCTGTATAGATTTGAAGGTAATGCGAACGACAGTGTAGGATCAAACAACGGCACAGGTCAGAATAGTGTAGTGCTTAACTCAACAGATGTAAGATCGTAATATGAAGACTTATGTTATTATAGATTCCTCCGAGGTTGGCAGCGTAGACTTCGATCAAGTGTTAGAAACATCCGCAGAAACTTTAAGGTTTTCACTAGACGGTACTAAAACATTTGTTAAGTACGAAGACGGACAGCCATCATTCCTAAGCGGAAAGACCGAGCATAATCACGCTGAGATACTTGCGATCTTGAGCGGTCCTGAATGGACGAACGACGACATTATCTAATGACAACCCTTGATACAGTAGCAACCCGCTCGGCGAATACTAATTCAATTCCCGACGGAAAAGCATATTTCGAGACGAGCACAAATCAATTCATCGTCTGGGATGCCACCGATGGCGAATGGATACAGCTCGACAGCGATGGCACAGGCGCAGCAAGATATAATCTTGATTTAAATTACTCAATCGACACTGCTTCGGCACCTCTATTACATTTGGATGCGTCTGATCTATCTCTTTCTGATGGAGACTCTGTAACTACTTGGTCTGATAAAAGTGGTAACGGATATAACTTCTCAGGTACAGGTACTACCGCACCTATATTTAAGACATCCGGAAGACTCGGCCACAACACAGTGTTGTTTGACGGCACTGATGACTTCATGAGTAACGGCAGTGTTCTTGGTCAGTTTACAGATGAAGATGCTACTTTAATCGCAGTTTTCAATCAGTACGATACAGATAGTCAAGTAGATATTTTTGATACTGGTTCCTATTCGGGTGGAGACAGACTTTCACCTGACTATACCAGTGCGTTTTTATCATCTAGAATTTTGGATGTAGCTCAAAATTTCGCAAAACCTACAGCTAACAATAATATTTTTGGGCTACGGATTAACTCAGCCACTCCAAGTTACAAGCTTTATTTTAATAATAGCATTCAGTACGAAATGGGTAATCATAGTTTTGGCGTAACTTCTACTATGTCAATTGGAGGAGGTAACACTTCTTATAAGTTTAATGGTGAAATTTCTGAGATTCTGCTTTTCAACAAAGTATTGTCAGACGCTGATTGGGATACCGTACACGCTTATCTGTCCGCAAAATACTTAGCTTCTAGCAAAACTGTATTATCTGGAAGTTACAGCCTTGACAGCACTTACTCCGTAACAACTTCACCAACATTCCATTTCTCACCAGAGTCAACTTACCTATTTAAGTCTGACGGAACTCAGGCATCGGCAAATGATGACTCTGTTTTAGCTTGGAAGGATAAATCTAGAGGGCTTTTCGTTGCAGCTGATCAGTCTGCACTATCCCCAGTATTAAAGACCAATCATATAAATGGTAACAACGCTTTGTATTTTAACGGAGATGTTTTATCCGGAGCGGCTACTACCATGCTAGAAAATTACAACGGTGGCGGTACTTTGATTTTTGCTTTTGATGCAAATGGAGACACGCAGGCAGATCCGATTTCACTTCCCGCAACGTCGAACGCTCGACTAATTAACGACGGGTCTACCGGTTATATGTCTACTTTAAGGTCTTCAAGATTAAGCGGTCAGTATCACGGCGTTGATATAAACAATCCTCACATAACTACGATCACAACCAGTACCTCTTCAAACTACTATAAAATATTTGGTAACGGTGGATCGCCAGTAACGAATGTAAACGCGAATGCGGTTAACTATAGTTCGATTTCGGCAACCTCGGATATATTAATAGGTTCAGCTTCAGCTGCTGGAACTGCCTACCCACTCAATGGTTATATCTACGAAATCTTATTCTTTGATTCCGCACTTTCTGATGCAGATTTGAATGCAGTTGGAAACTACCTCGGAGCAAAGTACGGAATTAGTTATACCGCTGTATAAGTCATGATAATTAGGCAGGGTTAGTATCGATAACTAACCAGTATCCAGATCCTTTATGGATGTAAAGTTTGTCTGTATCAGATCCGAGGGCTAGCGCTCCAATTGGATCATCTGTTCTA